GTTTGAAATTCCTTCGCATTGGGCAAAAATTATTGGAATGGACTTTGGATGGGACCATCCTACTGCTGCTTCTCTTTGTGCTTGGGACCGCGATGATGACTGTTTTTATGTTACTTCCACTTATAAACAAAGTAGAGAAGTTATCGCTATTCATGCAGCAGCAATAAAAGCATGGGGAAGTTACCCTGTTTCTTGGCCTCACGATGGTTACAAGCACGATCAAACCTCGGGAGATCAAATCGCAATGCTTTACAGAAATCATGGTTTAAGGATGCTGCCAGAACATGCGACTAATACGACCGGAGGCATAGGGACTGAAGCGCCAGTTCAAGAAATGCTTGAAGCTATGCTTACTGGCAAATTTAAAATCTTTTCTCATAACAAAATATTATTGGATGAGCTTGGTCAATACCACAGAAAATCAGGAAAGATTGTAAAATTATACGATGATGTTATATCATCTGTTCGTTACGCATGGATGATGCGACGATTTTGTCGCGTTGAATCTAAAAAAATTATGCCCCAAAACACAGGGCTTGACTACAACCCTCTTTACCACTGAGGCTCAAAATGGCTTTATTTGACAAAGCATCTCATCCAGATAAACCAAAATATTTATTGGAAAGAGAAAAAGAACAAGAAGAAAGAATAAGGAATGCTCTTACTGGATTAAGAAAAACTCAATCTACAAGAAATCCTTACAACATGATGCTTCAAGGGTTTAGGGGGCTAAGTAATACAACTGTTTCTCGCCCAGCAAGAGGAGCTTCAATAGGGACACTTATGAGTGCCAGCCCTAACTCTGGAGCTTTTGGCAATGCTACTTTAACAGGTGGATACAAACCGTGATTAAAACCGCTGATGATTGCAGAGATACGTTTGGCCGAATGAAAACGGAGAGAATTCCTTGGGAATCTCGCTATCAGTCTATTTCTGATTATCAGCTTGCTAGGACTGATTTTCAAAAAGAAAAACAGTCCAAGTCACCAGAAGATGCTTTGATTTACGACGGAACCGCAATGGATTCGTGGTTTATGCTTACAAATGCAATTCAGGCAATTCTTATTAATACAGAAACAAACTGGGTTTACTTAGACACTTTGCTTGAGGTTGATTTATCTGACGAAGAAACACTTTGGCTTGATATTGCCCGAAATACCTTGCAAAGTATTTACCGATCTAATAGCTCTAGGTTTCCTACTCAGATCAACGAGTCCCTTGGAGACTTAACAGGCTATGGTTACTGTGCAATTCATACTGGATACGACCCTTTTAAGGGAAGTATATTTTTCAATTCTAGACCCATCAATGAAATCTATATAGATCAAGACCCTGGCGGAAATATTAACAAAATCTTCCGAAGGTTTAGCTTGAAAAACCATGACGCTGAAAAAATCTACGGTAACAAAACTCCAGAGATTGTCAGAAAAGCAAATAAAGCTGGCAAAGGTATGGATGAAATGTATTGGATTAATACATTCTCAGATCATCCAGAAAAGAATAACCAAGTCATTTCTTATAGTTTACTAGAAGATGGAAAGAATGAGTTTGTTACGACTGAAGAATTTTCAGAAATGCCCATTCATTGCGCTCGTTGGAGGACTGATCCCGGCCAAGTGTACGGAAGAGGCCCGGGCGTAATTGCTGATCCATTTGCTAGAACACTGAATCAAGTTGTTAAGACTTGGATTAAGCAATGCCAGAAGGCAGTAGATCCGCCTTTGTTAGTTGCAGACGATGGAGTCATACAAGGACCGCGCACGACCCCAGGTGCAATCAACTTTGTTAATTCATATTCCCCTGGAACGCAGGAGCCTATACGTCCTTTAAACTCTGGAGCTAATTTCAGCGTAGCCAACGCTGAAATTGAGCGACTACAGTCTTCAATTCGCAAAGCTTATCATCACGACATTTTGCAGATTACAGACAGTAAGGAACTAACAGCATTCCACGTTCAAGAGCTAACAAACAGAGCGCAACAATGGATTTCGCCTGTATTCCAACGAATCAAGGTTGAGCTTATTCAGCCTATGGTTGAAAGAACGCTTGGATTAGCAATGCGGAACAGATTGATTCCGTTAATGCCTGAATCGCTAATTGAAAAAGGCGTTAAGATTGTTTACATCTCTCCTGCACAGAGAGCAAATCAGATACAAGAAGCAGAATCTACTATGCGTGCGCTTGAAAGAATTATTGCTTTGTCTCAGGTGTATCCAGAAATGCTTGATAATTACGATCCAGATCGTATTGCAAGAACTATCCACAACGATTTTGCTGCTGATCCTTCTATCCTTAGAACTCGAAAATCAATTAACGAACTAAGAGAGCAGCGACAAGAGCAGCAAATGCAGCAACAACAAGCAGAGCAGCAACAACAAATGATGCAAGCTGCTCCTCAAGAAATGCCTGGAGAGTCTGCTGAAACCGCCGAGATCCTTAACCAAATAAGAGGCTCATTTTAATTGAATAATAATGGATCTATGATAGATAAAGAAAAAGCATCTTTATACAATTCTGTTTTTTCTACACGAGAAGGCAATTTAGTTTTAGAAGATTTACTTACTTTTGTAGGTTATTACGGGGATGCTTTTTCCGCAGGCGATCCTTGTGTTACTTCTTACAATTGCGGACAGCGCAGAGTTGTTGCTCGCATTTTAAATTTGTTGGGAAAAGGTCATGCAATTGACATGATTAAATCCCATCATGAAAGGCAAAGTGTAGATGGATGAAGAAGTATCGGAGTCTGTAACTGAAAGCGTTGACCAAGGAACTGTCCTTGAAGGTAGTGCTGATCCAGCACCAAGTACTAGTTTTTTAGATGGTATCGACAACCAATTCAGGGAAGATCCTAGTATTTCTAAATTTAGCAATGTTAATGATCTTGCAAGAGAGCATGTTAACTTGCAGTCTTTACTAGGGAGAAAAGGTGTAATCCTTCCCAAAGAAGGAGATTCGGAAGAAATTTGGAACAAATATCGTTCCGAAATGAACGTACCTTCTGAGTTCAACGGATACTTAGGAGAAGAAACAGCAGAAGAAAGCGAATTGCCTTCGTATTTAGCTAAAGTTGCACATGAAAATAACTTAAGCGTAGATCAATACCAGAATATTGTTAAAGGTTACGAATCGTGGCAGCAGGAATACGACACTATTTCAGAAAAAGAAATAGATTTAAAAACAAACGAAAATATTGATTCTTTACGAAAGGAATGGGGTAGAGCATTTGAAGCAAAAGCAGACATTGGCGCTTCTGCTCTTAATAATTTGACAAACGGAAATTCAGACGCGATTGCCAATATTGAGTTGTCTGATGGCACTTTCCTTGGGAACAACCCTGATTTTATTCGCATTATGGCTTCTGTAGGGGAAACTTTACAAGAAAAAGGCTTGATGGAAGGAATTATGTCTAACACTTCTGCAATGTCTCCTGAAGAAGCTCAAAGTAAAATTGCATCAATGATGGCTGATCCTGAAAAATCAGGAATTCTATTTAGTCAAGATTTTCATCCTGCAAAAGATGAACTTGTCAAAGAGAGAGAAAGATTGCTATCATTTGCATATCCCCAAGATTAATCTAACTTTTGGGGTTCTGGGTAGCTCTTTGAGTCCAGTGCTTAAGCAAAGCGCTTTGCCGCAGAGGCGTAAATTCTGTAGGGAAAGGGTCCGATACCGGGTAGCCCCTCCTGTTAAACCCTATTCAAACAGGAGGTAGCTATGTCTACCCAGATCACGACTTCCTTTATCCAGGGGTTCAAGCAGGGTATCGATATTCTTTCGCAGCAGAAAGGATCGAAGCTCCAGAACACCGTCCGTAACGAAATGCAGTCTTCCAAGCAAGACCATTACGACCAGATTGGCTCGACTGCTGTTGTGCAGCGAACGAGCCGACACGGCGATACGCCGATTGTCAATACGCCCCACTCGAGACGAAACGTCACGCTCAATGATTATGAGTGGGCGGATCTGATCGACCGTCAGGATCGTCTTCGACTGCTAAACGATCCGGGTAATGCTTACTCGATGAATGCTGCCATGGCTATGGGTCGCAAGAAGGATGAGCTTATCCTTGCTGCTGTCACTGGAACAGCAACTACGGGTGAAACGGGAAGTGGCTCAACGTCGATTAGCGACGTTACTGCTGTGAATGCTAATACAAGTCACGCAGAATTGACAATCGAAAACCTTCTTGAAGCTCGGACGATTCTCAACCTTGAGGATGACTCAGACGAAGAGGCAACGGTTGTTTGCTCTGCTTATCAAATTGCTCAGTTGCTTGCAGACAGCAAGATTTCTTCTGCTGACTTTAATACGGTGCGTGCTCTAGCGGCTGGACAGATTGATACCTTTATGGGTTTCAAGTTTATTCAGGTTGCAAGCAGCATTCTTCCAATGCAGAGCGGTTCGGCAGGTGGTGTCACTAGCGGTGATATTCGCATTATTCCTGTTTACAAGAAGAGCGGACTTCTTCTTTCGACGGGAGTTGGGGAAGCGGGTACGTCTGCTCGCATTACCGAACGTGCTGACAAAAGCTATTCGACGCAGATTTATTACTCTGCATCGTTTGGTGCTACTCGAATGGAAGAGGCTAAGGTCACCGTAATTTACGTTGGTGATGACGATCCTGCTCTTTCCTAAAGAATGTTTAAATAAGTAGGCACTGGGGGCCTTCGGGCCCCCAGTGTTTGCTTAGGTGCTTTATGGCAATCAAATACAGAGGGGAAACTTTTTCGGGCTACAACAAGCCGAAAAGAACTCCCGGTAAATCTAAAAAGTCTGCTGTACTCGCAAAGAGTGGAAGCACTGTAAGACTTGTTCGTTTTGGTGATCCCGATATGAGTATTAAAAAGGGCCAGCCAAAGCGAAAGGAATCTTTTTTGCAAGACACAAATGCGGAGAAAAGAAATCTATTCTTTCTGCGGGATATTGGTCTTGCAAAGCATGGTCATAACAATTTCGTTATGACCAATTTCTAGCGCGGTGTCGTGCTAGAGGAGAAATGAAAATGGCTGT